TGCGCGTACTTGATCTTTTTTCTGGCATTGGCGGTTTCAGCCTCGGCCTTGAGCGCACGGGCGGATTTGAAACCGTTGCTTTCTGTGAAATTGAACCATTCCCACGCCGCGTATTGGCGAAACACTGGCCAGGAGTCCCTTGTTATGAAGATGTCCGAACACTCACAAGGGGCGTTCTGGAGCGAGACGGAATTACCGGCATCAACGTCATCACGGGCGGGTTCCCGTGCCAGGACCTTAGCAATGCAGGAAACCGAGCCGGGATGGGCGCAGGAACCCGCAGCGGATTGTGGTCCGAGATTGTCCGACTTGTTGGCGAGTTACGACCCGAATACGTCATCGTGGAGAACGTCGCAGCGTTGCTTTCTGGCCCAAGCAAACGGCGAGGCGGATGGTTTGGCCGAGTTCTCGGAGACCTGGCCGAGTGCGGGTATGATGCAGAGTGGGAAAACATACCAGCGGCAGCCATGGGCGCTCCCCATCGCAGAGATCGTGTCTGGATTGTTTCCTTCCCCGCGCAAGACAGAAATCACGAACAGCGTTTCTCATCTTCGGGAACGCGCGATGCCCAATCGCAAGGGGCCAGGATCACTGTCCAGTTATATACAATGGATCGAGGCTGGAAGGCCAATGTTTCCAACGCCAACAGCATCGATGGCGAAAGGCAGCAGCCCAGAATCTCTCACGCGCAAGGACGGGAAGGACAGGTCGCGAGATCGGTTGGATCATTTCATTCAACTGCTGGAGGGCAGTGGGAAATTGAACCCGCCGTGGGTCGAGTGGCTCATGGGGTTCCCAACAGGATGGACAGACTTGCCGCCCTTGGAAACAGTGTTGTCCCCCAAATCCCCGAAATGATCGGACGTGCAATCTTGGCAAGCCGCCACCATGAGGCAATGAAATGAACGCATCGCCGGAACTTGGCATTCACCGGGCCATCATGGCATATCTGCGCGTAGCACTACCGGACGCCTTGATTGTGCATATTCCAAACCAGATGGACGTGTCGGACCCGCGAGTGCGGCGCGCTGTGGCCAAGAATGTATCCATGGGCATGGTCAAGGGCTTCCCCGACATTATGGTTTTGGCGGACGCGGCCATTGGCCCGGTGTTCTTCGAGGTCAAAGCGCCAAAGGGTCGCGTCAGTCCAGACCAGGCTGAGATTATTCGCCGATTGCAGGCGCTGCGATATCGGTGCGCCGTGGTTCGGTCGATTGACGACGTTCATGCACGGATGGCGGAATGGGGCATTCGGACTGCGGTACACACAACAGGGAGCGAACCGAAATGATGGCTGCGAAAGACTTGCCGAGAGCTGTGGACGGCGTGGCGGAAATGCTGGATGAAATCGCAGCGCTCAAGGCGCGCGTGGCCGATCTGGAGGCGTGTTTCGGACGCCCGCGCAATGCGGAAATGGCCACCACAATGGCAGGCATCGCCAAGGCCGCAGCTATACACTACGGGCTGTCATTGGTGGACCTTCGCGGCAGATCACGCTTGCAGCGGGTGTCCCACGCGCGGCAAGAGGCCATGGCCGGAATGCGCGCGGCGGGCTTTTCTCTGAACCAGATCGGGCGATATTTGGACGGTCGGGACCATCACACAGTATCGCACGGCATTGAGGCGCATTATGCGCGCTGCGGGGCTGCCCCGAACAAGTGATTGATTTCGCCAAGCGTGGCGTTTAGGCTAACAGCGCGCGGCTAGGGTGGCCACCCGAAACGCCGTCAACTCCTCCCAGAAATGGCTTGCCGCGCGCATGGGGGGATATGGAGGAAAAGATGAGTTTGCAGGAATATCGGGAATTTATAGCATCGCGGGCACCCGTTCCGCTATTGCGAGGGTTTGACCCGAAGCCGATCAATGCCCGCGCCAAGACGCACCAGACGGTTGCGATTGATTTTGCGCTGAACAAAGGACAATCCGCGTCGTTTCTCGATACAGGGCTTGGGAAGTCGTTCATTGAACTGGAGTTTGCACGGCAATGCGCTGAAGAAACCGGAAAGCCGTCTTTGATCCTGACGCCATTGGCCGTTGCCGGGCAAATGGTCCGAGAGGGCCAGAAATTCGACATTGACGCGAGGCAAATAAAGGAGCCTGAACATGTCGGTGCGGGCATTATGGTGATGAACTATGACCGGCTGCCAAAGTTGGACCCATCTGTATTCGGCGCAATCATCCTTGATGAAAGCAGCATCCTTAAATCGTTCGCGGGCAAAACCAGGATGATGCTGATGGATGCGTTTAGGGACACGCCATACAAGTTGGCGGCAACCGCCACGCCGTCACCGAATGACCACATGGAACTTGGCAACCATGCCGAATTTTTGGGCGTGATGCGCCAGCAGGAAATGCTTTCGAAGTGGTTTATCAACGACACTTCCACGGCATCGCAGGACTGGCGATTGAAGGGCCATGCAGTCGAGGATTTCTGGCAATGGGTGGCAAGCTGGAGCCGCTGCGCCACGCTCCCCAGCGACCTTGGCGGCGATGACGCGGGATATGTGTTGCCTGACGTGGTGCGGCGATTGCACACAGTCGCAGCGGACAGGTCCACAGCAACAGACGGAATGCTTTTCCGCATCCCTGAACTGAGCGCGACCAGTTTTCACGCAGAGAAGCGGTTGACCATGACGGATCGGGTAAGGAAAGCCGCTGAACTGGCGACACATGACAAGCCCGTCACGGTATGGTGCGAAAGCAATGATGAGAGCGCGCAACTGGCGAAGATCATACCCGACGCGCGCGAGGTTCGTGGCGACATGACCCCGGATCAGAAAGAAGATCTGCTGTTGGGATTTGTGGACGGCGCATTCCGCGTCATTGTGACGAAACCAAAACTGGCCGGGTTCGGCGTGAATTGGCAGCACTGCGCCCATGCCGTTTTCGCCTCGATCAGTTATTCTTACGAGCAGCATTATCAGGCCGTTCGCAGGTCGCACAGGTTCGGGCAGACGGAGCAGGTCAGAAACGATATAGTTGTTGCCGATACCGAACTGGCGATTTGGGACGTGATCAATGAGAAGGGCGCGAAGCACGACGAGATGAAGCGGCGCATGGCCGATGCAATGAAGTCGGCACAATCCACAGCCAAGACCAGGACCGTCTATGACCGGCCCATCGACTTGGCGTTTCCATCATGGTTGAAATCGGAGGTGACGAAATGAAGCAACCTGAATATCAAGGTGCGGGATGGGCGATCCACAATTCGGATTGCATCGAGGGGATGCACGCCATGCCGGAAAACAGCATTGACCTGACAATATTTTCACCGCCATTTGGGGATCTGTTCGTCTATTCGGACAGCGAGCGGGATTTAGGGAACGCCGGTACGGGGCAGAAATTCATCAACCAATATCGGTTCTTCGCCGAAGCGCTGACCCGTGTGATGAAGCCCGGTCGCATCGCTTGTGTCCATTGCACCGATCTGCCGATGCGCAAGGGGCGCGACGGGGCCATCGGCCTGCAAGACTTCTCTGGCGACCTTATCAAGGCCCATACCGATGCTGGGCAGATCTATCACGGTCGCACGACGATCTGGAAAGATCCAGTTGTGGAAATGCAGCGGACAAAAGCTCTCGGCCTACTGTACAAGCAGATCAGGAAAGACAGCGCCATGAACAGGGTCGGAATGCCGGACTATATGCTGTTTTTCCGTAAGGGTGGGGAAAACCCGGACCGGATCGAACATGCGGCGGTCGGGGATAAGGCCGCCATGGCAATCGCAAAGAAATGGCTGGAGTATATGCGCCGCGAAGGATTGTGCGCTGCCGTGCCAGACGGCGCTATGTTGGCAGAACTGATCAAACACGCCGAGTTTGACGTGTACGAATGGCAGAAGCTGGCCAGCCCGGTATGGATGAATATCAATCAAGGCAACGTCCTGAATGGCTACCGCGCAGCCAAGGGACAACATGATGACGGCACGTCTGCCCGGTGCAGTTGGATACGATTGACAACTGCCTGCGGCTTTACAGCAAGCCAGGAGACGTGGTTATGGACCCATTCAACGGCATTGGAAGCACTGGCTATCAGGCGGTCAAATCGTTTCGAAAATACATCGGTTTCGAATTGAAGCCTGAATACGCGGCGCAGGCCAACAGGAATATGATGGATGCCGAGGCAACATCTGCGGACCTGTTTGCAGCATGACCCCCCGAATAACGAAGGCCCCGGGTTGGCGCCGGGGCCTTGCTTTTGGCCTGGTTAGGGCCTAGTCTGTGGGTGTCAACCGCAGGGACTTTGTAGCATGGGGTGGTTCCTCTGTGCAAGCCCTGCCCGAAC